AGTCGGAACTGTTGTGCAGAGTCCAGAGTGGACTGAGTTGTATGAGCACATTGGAAAGTTCGGCTGGGATCGTGCCATTGCTGGCGATTATGCCAAATTTGATGGTAGAATGTCCCCTGAATTTATGTTCATGGCATTCAAGATTCTTATAACTCTAGCTGAAAAATCCGGAAACTATGATGCTGATGACTTGATCATCATGAGGGGCATCGCTTCGGAAATCACTTATCCCACTTATGATTATTTTGGAACCCTTGTTCAATTTTTTGGTTCCAATCCCTCAGGTCATCCATTGACGGTGATCATCAACAGTATTGTTAACTCGCTCTACATGCGCTATACATATTACGCGCTTGCAGCTAAACAAAGCCGTTGGACCAGAATTCCCCCTTTTGCCAAGGGTTGTTCTCTCATGACATATGGTGATGATAATATCATGACCGTCTTGAAAGGTTTGGATTGGTTCAATCATACGGCAATTGCTGCTGAGTTGAATGAAGTAGGTATTACCTACACTATGGCTGATAAAGACGCTGAGTCTGTGCCTTTCATCAACTTGAGTGATGCTTCTTTTTTGAAGCACTTTGCTGTTAAGGATGAAGAGCTTGGAATTTACAGATCTCCTGTGGAGGAGTCTTCTATTGCCAAGATGTTGCATACCCACTTAAAATCCAAGGTTCTTACTATGGAACAATCCAGTGCGGAAGCAATTCAGAATGTAGCTCTCAAGTACTTCGAATTCGGAAGAGATGTCTACACCCAACGCCGCGAGGAACTTTTGGAGGTTGCTCGTCGTGCTAATGTTGCAGGATATGTCGGTCCTATTCCAACCTATGATGAACGCGTTGAATGGTACAAGGAAAAGTTTTTTCCACTAGATTCTCAAAGTGGACACCGACATGAACACCACGATGGTTTCACAGAAATTGTGAAGTTGGGGAAGGCGAAGTCAGATGAGCACTTCAAGGATGTTACCTTCCCATTTGAGCTATGATGGCTCGCATTGTCTTTACTGATCACGGTAGACGTTAAATAAAGAGATCCCGGCGTTGTCCAATGCTGGAGGTGTTAAGCCAAAATCAAAATGGATTGCTAAGTAAGATATACGCACAGCGATTAGGTTCTGCATTACCTATCCAATGTGGTCAGGCTGCTTAGTGGACTTGTACATACCCCTTTTTAGGGGAGGGTTTGGTCACCCAACAAAATAGCACTGTTATGTTGTCGATTGATGTGCCGCACATAATATTTATCAAATTACATTACTAATCTTTATACTACATATGAGC